AGCAATCCATGCACGTTGTGTACGCTTTAGACCATCAATACTGCTTTCAATCTTTTCATTTGCAGTTTGAATAGCATTAATTTTAAGAGTTTCTTCGGTAATAGCATCTTTGCTCTGGCGAGTTTGATCTTTAAGTGCGTCTGCCTTTTCAGATAGTATGGTAATACCTAACAATTGCTCGATGATCTGTCTTTGATCATTAACTCGCATACTCAAGAACGGTTCTGTGTAAGTGTTTAGTGCAACAATGTGTTTGAACATGTCATGACTCATACCTAACAGTGTGTTTACATCGTCTTGCGTCTGTCTACTGTCACCTTGCGACTCATCTACCAATGCTTCTTGGTTGTTGATGTAGAATTTAAAGAAATTAGGCCCACGTCCCCGCTCGATACGGTATTGATTGTTATCTTTTTCAAATTGCAGTGTAACCAACATGCCTTTGCTATTGGTTTTGTTGATTAAATTGTTGGCTCTAATATTAGTAAGGGCTTTTCCGTACATTGCATAGCTAAGTGCATTAATAATAGTTGTTTTGCCAGTACCGTTACGTGATCCACTATCATCACCACCTTGATCCAAGTTTTCACCTAGCACCAGTGTTAGTTGTTCACCTTCGAAGTCTACTGCTTGAGTCTGATTGCCCACACTCATAAAGTTTTTTACGGTAAGATCTTTAATCTTTATCATATTATGATTCTAGTCCATTATATATTTGCAGCAACATACTTTTATCGTAGTTGTTTGTGTCTAGTTGTGATATTTCATTACTTACAATTTGATCTACACTTTCAAATTGTGCAATATCGAGCTCTGTACTCATTTCTTCTAACTGTTTTTGTGGTATTAGCGTAATTTCACGGCAGTTGTACTGGTTAATAAATGTTTCTTTGATAAAACTTGCTTCTTCATAACTGATAGGCAAGTCCAATGTAACACGCAAGTACATTTTACTCTTAATAAAGGTATCTGCGTTGTCGATTAGATGACTGAGTGTCACAGTACGATACTTAGGACAGTTTGGCCAGTCAATAAACTCTGGTTCTTTGTTATTTTCTTTATCAAGTATCATCATACCACGTTCATCATCGCCTACATCAGCATAGTTGTGCGGAAATGCATTACCGATGTAGTGAATAGCACCTTGCTTCTGTCTTTTATGGAAGTGTCCACTAAAAACATAGTCTTGATGCTTGAAATGCTCGGGCTTTAGATCACCGTGATCTGGCATTCTTACTAGTGCGTTCATATAAAAGCTAGGAAGTTCAAAGTGACCAAACAAATACTTTGTTTTAATATCGCTCATCTTCTTCCACTCATCTCCTACAAGCCAAGGCACAAGTGCAACATCATCCTCAATAAGAATTTCGTCTACAAACGTAATACCTGGGATGTGTTTTGCAAATGCTGTACTGTTAACGTCACGTTTGTCTTTATAATACAAATCGTGATTACCGTCAAAGAAGTAAAACTTCTCAAATGCAGCACCTAGCTTTTCCATACAACGAATTGTTGCATCCATAGTGGTAAGATTAAGTGAATTACGATTATGATGCCAGTCTCCGCAGAAGATACCGGTCTCGCAACCGGCAGCTTGTGCTTGTTCTATGTACCAATCAATAAATTCCTCGCAATCTTCGTTGTGAACCCGACTATTGCCTTTTAAACCAAAATGAATGTCTGTAAAAACCGCAGCTTTCTTAAACAAAGAGTATCCTCCATATATACATTGTTAAAGTATATAGTAAATGTTGACACTTGTCAACCTATTTTTTGGTGCCAGTGTATGCAGTAGGTGCAGCGTCTTCGTTTCGCTTCACACTTGCTTCCCATTCGCCTGCATTTTGTCTTGTATAACTTGGACTCAAGTCATTCATTTCAAGAATATCGTCTCTGATGTTCTGATTGCGCTTTTCAATGTTGATAACACGTACAAAACTGTTGGTAACTGCGGCTGTATAGTATGCAAATGGATTATCTGACTTAGATTCGTCAAATTGCAAGCCAATCTGTGATAGTTGCAAGATTGCTTGACCTTTCATTTCGTCATTGTATGTATATCCACGTACATTGCCACGAGTAGCATATCTGTCAACAAGTTTTAACCACATCATAGCAAGTTTTTCAGTTGCCTTACCGTGTTTATGACTAAAATGACCGTTGTCCATACCGCCTACCCAATGACTTTTGCCTACTAGGATAATTTCACCTTCGTCATTGTACTTGTAATGCTGAAATGGCGGAAAAGGAAGTTTAACCTTTGTGTCAGCTACAGTCTTTGGGTTCTTTTTGCGTCCAGGCTCGTCTGGTATATGATCAAATGTCATTATACGGAAGATTAATTCTTCTTTTGTAATTTCTGTAGGCTTAGTCTCACATTCTGCTTGTTTAACTTTATGACCTAGTCCTTTTCTGCGTTCATACTCTGCAGATGAAAGCTTTTTTGCTTTGTTGCGTTTTGCTTCTGCAACAGTTAACCTGTTAATTTTGTCTACACTTGGTAAAATGATATCGTAATGACCATGTTCTTCTGCTGTATAGCTATTAAACTTATTTTTAGATTTATGTATCTCTTTTAATATATCTTTATTGTTCAGATAATTCTTGGGGCGCATCGGTTTCTCCTATAGTTAACTTATATTATAATATACTATGTTAATTTTGTCAACTAAATAGTAGTATAGGAGACAATATAATTATGCCTTTTAAAATTGATTTTAATGCAAGCAACTTCGTTAGCAGTATTGTATCAGATGCAAAATCTGCTGTCAAAGGTGCAATAGGCGAAACTATTAACAATAAACTAGGTAGTCTAGGACCACTTGGCAAATTAGCAGCTAACTTTATTAATGAAACCGGCGGCTTCGGTTCATCGATAACCAATAGAACCATATCTAGAGCAATTATTGCTTCGGATAACAGTGTAACTTCTCCCGAAGATTGGAGAGTTAGTATACAAGTGCCAGACATATTATTAAATGGCAACATACTTGATCCATTAAAGATAGAAAGTAAGAATGGTGCGTTTTCAACAGGAAATAAAATGGTATTTCCGTTTAATCCTACGGTTTTATTAAGTCATAGTGCAAATTATTCAGCTATACAGCCCACACATACAAATTATCCCTACAACGCATACGAAAGTAGTCAAGTAGATGCAATTACAATTACAGGTGAATTTTATCAAGAAAACGAAAACGATGCCAAGTATTGGATTGCTTGTTTACATTTCTTAAGAACAGCAACTAAAATGTTTTATGGCGGTGATAGCGATCACATAGGTAATCCGCCAGTGGTTTGTAGATTAAACGGTTATGGTAAGCACGTATTAAATAATATTCCAATTGTAATTACCAACTTTACAACAGATTTACCAGTTGATGTAGATTATATTTCTTGTACGATGCCAGATGGGAATGTAAACTACGTTCCGACCCAAAGCAACATAACAGTTACATGTCAGCCACAATACGCAAGGCGTTCACAATCAGGATTTAGCTTAACTGATTTTGCTGATGGTACGCTTATTGGTAAACCTGAAGGATTCGTCTAATGCAGCCAAATAATTTAAGTCCATATTTTCGAACTCCTATAAACAAAAACGGATATTTAGATGTATTGTCTCCGAGACCGGTGCCAATTAATAGAGATGATATATTATTTGAAATAACTTCCGAATATACATATCGTCCTGATTTACTTGCTCATATTACCTACGGACGCAGACAACTTTGGTGGGTATTTGCACAGAGAAATATGGATATTCTTAAAGATCCTGTATTTGATTTTGTAGCTGGTACCAAAATTTACTTACCTGATCCAACTTCTTTACGCAATACATTAGGATTCTAATATGGCATTTAACTTAGGCGCATCAATAAAGAAAGGTTTATCATCACCAGTAGTTAATAATATAAGTCAGCGTATTAATTCTGCTATACCTAGTGTTAACACTAGTTTGATGAGTTCATCTTTGGTTGCAGACGCTAAATCTGCGTTTTCAAATGCAGCAGTAGGAGCAATATCTAGCAAAGTTAATGGAGCACTAGGCAGTCAACTTGGCGGCATCCTAACTAATGAATTGTTAAATGGATTAAATGCAAATGCAAAAGAACTTACAGGACTAATTGAAACTCCTTTAAAAATTGTTGAAAGAGGAGCAGCAGATCTTGCAGGAGTAACAGGTGGTGAATACGGACTAATTAGAGAGCAATATTTAGAGTTAACTAAGAGAACCGCATATGCAGGCTACGTAGATAATACATTTATTCCTGCATATGCACCGGACAAGTCTGGTGCAAGTAAAGTTCCTAATCCTCTAAGAGACCATGCTAGTTTTAATTATGTAGTTACATTGGGTATACTAGATGCAGCTGAGTATAATAATCCTGAGTTGTATAGAAGTGCAGGCGGATTTAAAAGTTATGTAATAAAAAGCAGCGGCGGAAACTTAGACAAACGTACTCAAGTATTTGATGAAACCGGCGGCGGCTCAAGTGAACATGCAGAATATTATATTGAAGATCTTGAAATAGATGCAGTTATTACTCCTAATCAAAATACTGGTATTGCATTAGGAACAGATTTATCTTTTACTGTAATTGAACCTTATAGTATGGGTAACTTTATACAAGCTATAATTACAGCCGCTAGAGAAGCTGGATTCGGTAGCTATCAGTCAGCTCCGTTTTGTATAAAGATTGACTTTGTAGGTTGGAATCTTGATGGAAAAACAGATGCAAATTTTGTTCAAAGGCCAATTTTCATACCAATTAAACTTATTAATATGGAATTTAATGTTAGTGGTCAAGGTAGTAGATATGCAGTTCAAGCAGTACCTATGAGTGAAACAGGCTTGGCTGATAATATTAATAAAATTAAGACACCAGTTAAAGCAACTGGTTTGTTGTGTCACGAAGTACTTGAAACAAATGATGCATCTGTTACTTCTGCAATTAACAGTCATATCGAAACTTTAGAAGAAGCGGGAGCTCTTGCTCCCTTCGATAGATACATTATAGCATTTCCAGAAAATCGTACCACCTTAGTAAACGCATTAAAACAAGGAAATGTCGAAGAGAGTGCTTTTACAACTAGTCCAGAAGAAAGAGAAGCACAACGTACTGCTGCTACTGCTGGCAATCCTCGACTGCGAGATGCATTTGACCCACAGATTATTACAATTACTCCGGGATCGCAAACATATGCTGTTTTAAAATCCTTTGCTGAAAATACAGATTTAATGAATGAAATAGGTAAAAGTTTCCTTAATGAAGATACCAATGCACCAGGAAATTCTAGTGAAGCAGATGCAAGTGCAGTAATTAATCCTGATACTGAAATAGTAGATACTACATCTGTTGCAGCACAGCCTGCTGAAAAAGCAAGAGATTTTCAGTTCAATCAAAACGAATCGATTACTAGTATTATTGAAAAAATAGTTTTACAAACAAGCTATGCAGCAGAAAAATGTACAGAAAACTCATCAACGGGTTTAAACAAATGGTTTAAGATTGATACTTATGTTTTTATTGACGAAAGTCCGTTAACAGAGCAGCAAGCAGGACGTCGTCCAAAAGTTTACGTCTATGCGGTAATGCCTTATGAAGTTGACGAAGCAATTACAGCCGGAGCCAATGCAGCACCTGCAAACACTCAGGGACTTAAAGAAGCAGCAGTTAAAGAGTATAATTATATCTACACTGGTAAAAATGAAGATGTGTTAAATTTTGATATTAACTTTAATAATGCATTCATGTTAACTGCACTGTCGGATCTTGGAATGAATTCCGGTAATCAGCAACCAGATGCAGGAACAGTTGCTGCCACACAAAACAACGACAGCGGAACAGTTATAAATCCAAATGCGCCAGTCAGTGGCAACGAAGGATCTCCAGCAGTTGAATTGGATAGTCAAGGCAACGATATTCAGCCTAATACGCAGATCAATGATGTAAAACGACAGATTGCAGAAATGTTCCATCAAAGAATTAGAAATATGACAGTGGATATGGTCACTGCTGAAATGGAAATAATGGGAGATCCTTATTTCTTACCGCAAGAAATGGGAAATTATGTTGCAGAACTAGGAGATCGTCCTGGAGTAACAAAAGACGGAACAATGACATACCAAACTGGACCAGTATATTGTGTAGTTAATTTCAAAACTCCTTTTGATTACCAGATAAAAGGAGCCACAATGGAATTTCCAGAAAATGTTCCTGGATTTAGTGGAATATATCAAGTATGGGCAGTTGTTAACAAATTTTCTGCTGGTAAATTTACACAAACAATTAAATTATTGCGCCGCAGAGGACAAGATAACGAAGAAACTCCTAATCCTAAAAACGCAATACTTGTTGATAATTCATCTGCTACTTCTAACAAAACTGTACAATCTGATGGAACTGTTGGACAAACAAATGGCGGAATTGATTGTTTCCCAGCACCGGCAAACGATGATATTAGAAATTTAGGATCTGCTGTTGGTAATGATATAATCAGTGAAACACTAGGACCTCTTGTTGAACAGGCTCAGCAATTATCTAATATAGATAATGTATTGCAAGAAGGGTTTGACGCAGTAGTTGCAAACGTTCCTGATTTAACTAAAGTTATTCCGGGTGCCGAGTCTGCAATAAATGCAGCAATTACAGGAATATCAACATCACCAATGGTTCCTGTAGGCAAATATTCAAGTGCAAGATTACCAGGTGTTATGGGTAGTATACGACCAGGTGATGAAACAAATGCACTCGATGTACTAGCAGCACAAGCAGAAGTAGTCAATCAAGCTAGAGATGCAGCTCTCGGTGGAGTAAATAGAGCAGTAGATTCAGTTACAGGCGCAACTAAGTCGCGTGTTAATAAGTTATTAGGACCATTTTAATGTCAGAAGCACCAGAAAATATATCTAATAAATTAGAACAGTCAAATGCTATTGTAGTAAATAAATCTTTGCCTTGGAAAAATGAATTAGGACAAACTGTATTTCAAAATGTTGATGATTTAAATGCATACGGGAATGAAATTTTTCTAGCAAAAGGGCAATCGACATTAGTTATTGTAATAGACAATGAAGGCGAAGATGTTGACTTTCCTAAAAATAAAAACTATTGGGTAGCAAAGTATGTAGATTTTGGTACAAATAATAGAAATAATACCGTAGACATAATGCCTCTAGTTGACTATTATTTTGAATTAAGAGAAGATTTAGGCAGACAGTGGTATAGGAAAGCTGGCTTTGGACAGGGCGGACGTGGGTCTAAGCCTGAAGGAGCAATAAAATTAGGATGGCATTCTAGATTGCCAATATGGGTACCTGATCCTGCACGAGACGATAGTCGTCCTGAAACACAAACTGAAAGCACTACCAGTAAGACTACAGGAAATACAGTTAAAACAACAACTATTGACAAAGTAGGCGCTGCTGGAGTTGTTACCCAAAGTGAAACTATACCTGCTGCTGTTGGCTTAGATGCATTTGGCGGAGCAGGCTCAACAGTTAGCAGATCAGATCCATTAGATGCCTTCGGCGGAGCAGGTCCAGCAGTAACATCAGCTGTTACTGGTGGTAGAGGAAATGGCGCAGCAGAAGTTGCCCAAAGAACTGCTGACGCTGCTGCAATAAATTTAAATAATGCTGCTGCAACAACAAGCGAAGATCCTTGCTTGCCAAATAATACAGTTTCAGGTTCAGGAGCTAATCCTCCTGAAAGTGTTCCTTATCAAGATGCAATTTTAAGACAAGCAAGAGCAGCAGCCGCTGCACCTACATCTGTTGATCTAGATGCTAATGATCCAAGAGGGCGCAATCAAATTGCTCCAGTAACTCAGCCTGCAACTGATAGTGATCCGGATGCAGAACCAGTACCTTCTACAAACGTATATATATACGAGCCTATGAATATTGGGTTTGATAGATATGATTTTAACACCGGAAAAAAGGTATTTACGCCTAACAACGGACCAAGTGTAACACCTTCTAGCAGTTCTCCTACAGTGACTGGCGCTGAAAGTGCCGAAGCAGCCGGCTTTGGATCTTCAAGATACGGTGAATTTGGTCCAACTACTAGACCACAACCTTTAACAGGACCATTTTAAACAATGTCAAATAGTTATACAAGAACGCCAGAACAGGCTCGCAGCGCATTTAAAGACGCTGGGCCTTATGAGGCAATAGTAGTTAACAACTTCGATACTCGATACATGGGAGGCCTTGTTGTTGAATTATTAAAATATGGAACAGCAGGCGGATCACCTGAGCGTAGTGGACAGCTATTAAATGTAAGATATCTAAGCCCGTTTTACGGTGTAACACCAAACGCTGCATTAACTGCAAATGACGGATATCAAAATACACAAAAGTCATACGGTATGTGGATGGTACCTCCTGATGTAGGTACTAAAGTACTAGTAATATTTGCAGAAGGAAATGCAAATTTTGGGTATTGGATTGGCTGTATTCCTGCAGACTATATGAATTTTATGGTTCCTGATGGAAGAGCTTCTACAGAAAATACTACAGCAGATACTCCAGGACCATTGCGAGGAAGAAAGCTTCCAGTTGGTGAATACAACAAAGCAATTGAAAGCGGATCAAAAGTAGATCCTACATTATTTGATAAACCTTACAATAAGGATTTTTCAGAATCATTAGAAATCCAAGGTTTGCTTAATGATGAAGCCCGCGGTACAACAACTACTAGTGCAAGGCGAGAAATTCCTAGCATGGTATTTGGAATTAGTACACCAGGGCCAAAGGATAGACGTGACGGCGCACCGACAGTAGAAATTGGTACAGCAGGCAGAAAAGTCCGTGTACCGTCCAACAGATTAGGCGGCAGTGCATTTGTAATGGATGACGGCGACGAAAGATTTGTGCGTACAACACATGCAGAAGACGGTCCGCCGGTATACAAAAACAAAGGAATCAACGAGCCGGGCGGCGATCGAACTATCCCACAAAATGAATTATTGCGTTTAAGAACCAGAACAGGTCATCAAATATTAATGCACAATTCAGAGGATTTAATTTATATTGGAAATGCTAGAGGCACAACGTGGATTGAAATGACCAGTGACGGTAAGATCGATATCCATGCACAAGATAGTGTCAGTATAATGACCGAAAATGATCTAAACATTACAGCAGAGCGTGATATAAACATGGAAGCTGGCAGAAATGTTAATATCAAAGCAGCTGGCAGAAACACCAAAGGCGAGTCCGGTAGAGTGCAAATTGAATCTAAAAATAACTTCAATTTGCATGTTGGCGCCGACAGTAAAATTACAGTGTTAAACAATCATCACGTTGCTGTAAAGAAGAATCAACATATTGAAACTTCTGGAAATTTGCATATTAGAACAGAACAAGATAATAGATTAACTTCTAACAGTAATACATTTATTAATAGTACTAAAGAACATAGAGAAACAGCAACGTATATCCATATGAACGGGCCAATTGCTCCAAAGGCATCTTTGGCAGAACTAGCAGAACCTTTGACAACAAATCAACTTCCTAGAATTAAACCTGGAGGAGTAATAACCGGCTATGATAGTATACTAACAAGATCGCCTCAACATGAACCGTGGCCACATCATGAAAACCTAGATCCAATGTCATTTAAAAAGGTTCAAACTGATAGAGATGCTCCGGGTGCATTACCATCAGCAGACAGAGTTCTTACACCAGATACATTTAATAAAAATTTACAAGGCAGAAAAACTAGTGCAATTGTACAAGGCAGCGGCGGCCAAATAAGTACAGGAAATGCAAGTAGACCAGGAGGAAATGGAGTAACTCCGGTACCTCCAGGTGATTATAATAGTGATTATAAATTTGATGAAAATATTGGTGCTCTAAGCGAAAAGTATGAATCACGAGGAGATCCAGGAATAATTGGATGGGACAGCACAGGCGGGTGGAGCTACGGAAAATATCAATTAGCAGCTAATACTGGAGCACTAAATGAGTTTCATTCTTGGTTAGCAAAAGCGCATCCTGATCTAGAATCTCAATTATCAGCAGCTGGCGGCCCATCTAGTGCTAGAGCAGGAACTGCTGCATATAAATCAGCATGGAAAAATGTAATGGGAAGCGCCGCTGGATCCGCAGCACAAAGTGAATATGCCGGAATACAATATTTTTTACCAGGCGCCCGCAGAGTATTATCGCGCACAGGTCTCGATGTCCAATTAAGATCTTCAACTGTGCAACAAATGACATTTTCTACATCTATCCAACACGGCGCAGGCGGCGCTGGAACAGTATTTAATAATGCATTAAAAACTTTAAATTATCCTCCAAGTACTCCAACTGCATCAGAGCCTACTGATGCTGCTTTAATTAGAGCAGTTTATGCTCAAAGACGTGCTGACAACGGAATGAAATATTTTCCTAGTAGCAATGCTGGGGTAAGATCCAGTGTTGTAAATAGATTTCATAATGAAGAAGCAGATGCACTTGTAAGTTTACAACAAGAAATTGATGCAGCTAATGCTAATCCGCCAACAGTAGACCCTAGTGACAATAGTGCCGCTACATCTACAGTGCGTCCGACATCTTCGCCAAATAACGTACAATAATTAAGGTAAATATAGTATGAGCCAATTAGAAAAAAATCTATATAAAAGAGTAACTGTAAACAATCCTACTCCAGCAGCATCTACTGGCAGAAAATACAGAGGGTTTAGCACAGTTGCAGACGCTAAAAGTTTTAGTGTATATGATTTTGAATTAATTAAACAGGATTTAATTAACCATTTTCACATAAGACAAACTGAAAAATTAAGCGATCCTACGTTCGGTACTATTATATGGGATATACTTTACGAACCGTTTACAATGGAAGTGCAAGAAGCTATTATTGAAGATGTAACTAATATTATAAATTATGATCCGAGAATAAAAGCAGAAGATATTGTTATAGATACTTACGAACAAGGAATACAAATTGATTGTAAAATAACTGTACTTCCCTTCAACATAACTGATCAATTGCGCTTCAAATTTGATAAAGAAAACGGTTTATTGCAGTCTTAAAATTAAATACGTACATTATCATTTCAGCTAAATATTAGTAATAAACAAGGAAACGTACATGTCTGCAAATGATAGACAGTCAAGGCTACTAGTAGCTGAAGACTGGAAAAGAATTTACCAAAGTTTTAGAAACGCTGATTTCCAAAGCTACGATTTTGACAATCTAAGACGCACAATGATTAATTATTTGCGTCAAAACTATCCTGAAGATTTTAACGACTATATTGAATCTAGTGAATATCTTGCACTGATTGATATGATTGCATTCCTTGGGCAAAACTTATCATTCCGCATTGATCTAAACGCTCGTGAAAACTTCCTTGAAACAGCAGAACGTAGAGAAAGCGTATTGCGTCTAGCACGTATGCTGTCTTACAATCCTCGCAGAAATCAAGCAGCAAATGGTTTACTAAAATTTGACACAATTAAAACAACTGAAAATATACTAGATTCAAATGGTCTAAATTTATCAGGTATTACAGTCAAGTGGAACGATCAAACAAACTCGAATTATTTTGAACAATTTGTTAAGATATTAAATTCAAGTTTGCCTTTGTCTAATTCAATTGGTAATCCTTTAAAGTCTGAATTAATTGCAGACGTCCAAACACAAAAATATCGATTCAATGCTACAAACACTGGAAAAGCAATATATCCATTTACAAAACGCATCGAAGGTGTAAGCACACGTTTTGAAATTGTAAGTACAGATATAGCAAGTGACAGTATTTTAGAAGAAGCGCCGCTTCCGGGTAATAGTCCTGCGTTTTTGTTTAGGGATGACGGCCAAGGAGCAGGCAGTAATAATACAGGATTCTTTATGCATTTCCGTCAAGGTAAGCTTGAAACAGGAAATTTTGCAGTAAGCAATCCAACACCAAATCAAGCTGTACAAATTGATGCTGAAAATATCAACGATAGTGACGTATGGCTATTCGAAGTAAACAGTTCTGGAATTGAAAGTAATCAATGGACAAAAATTGATTCAACTGAAGGTAACAATATTATCTATAACAGTTTGTTTAACAAAACTAGAGATGTTTTTGCAGTAACAACACGTATCGGCGACCGTATTAATTTAGTTTTCAGTGATGGTGCATTTGGAAATTTGCCATCAGGCAACTTTAGATCATACTACAGAACTAGTAATAATAGACGAAGTGTAATTACTCCTAGTGCAGTTAATACTGTTAGCATTGAAATACCGTATCAAGCAAGAAACGGATCTGCACAATTATTAACAGTTGGACTTAAATTAAATTATACAATTAGTAATGCTACTGCTAGCGAAACTAATGCAGAAATTAAACAAAACGCTCCTACTACATACTACACACAAAACAGATTAATTACTGGCGAAGATTATAACATTGGTCCTCTTGCAATTAGTCAAGATATTATAAAAACTAAAAGTTCCAATAGAATTTCTAGCGGTATAAGCAGATTCTTTGATTTAAAAGATGCCAGCGGAAAATATTCAAACACTAGTTTGTTTGCAGACGATGGTATACTTTATAAAGAAGAATTTTTTGAAAAGCAATCTTTTACGTTTGCAACACAAACTGATATTGAAGGAATAATATATAATACCGTTGAAGAAATTTTAGGCGGAATCAATGTACAAAATTTTTATCTAGCAAAATATCCAAAAATTATTGTTGGAGATCTTAATGCAACATGGGATCAGTCAAGTACAAGTACCAATCAGTCTTTAGGTTTAATAAAAGATATTGATTCTAACACATATAGCGTTGGATCATTTACAGCTAATAGTTTAAGACTGTTAGAACCTGGGTCAATGTTAAAATTTATTGCACCAACAGGAAAACATTTTATGCCAAACGGCACACTAATGGATGATAGTAATCAAGGAGATCATCTAGGCAAAACTACTTATAAATGGTGTAAAGTAGTTTCTGTTGCAGGCGACGGCACAACAATTAATGCAGATGGCATTGCTCCTATTACACTAACAGATGTTATACCGACTGGAGCAATACTAGAAGAAATTATTCCAAATTTTTCTAAAACATTAATCAATGATGTAAAAACACAAATAATTGATCAAGTATTTGAATATAAAGATTTTGCACTACGTTACGATCAATATGACAGACAATGGAAAATAGTACTAGCAGAAGATATTAATACACTTAACAAATTTGCAACTGGTAAAGCCGGCGACATTACTGGAGAAAACTTAGATTCAAGTTGGATGCTATATTTTAAAACTGACGGTGAAAAATATACTATCACATACCGTAATTTACGATATGTAATGGAAAGTGCTGAAGAAATTAGATTCTTTTTTGATGCTGCTGATAAAATTTATGATCCAGCAACAGGGCAAATTGTTAGAGATAAAATTGATATTTTAAATATTAATAGAAAGCCCGGCACTGGAATTAACGGACTAGTTCCTTTTACTAGAGATTTTAATTGGACTATTACTGATGCATACAGAGATGCTGAAGGATATCTCGATAGTAGAAAAATACAAGTACAATTTATTGACCTCGATGACGATGGTGTTGTTGACGATCCTGATATGTTTGAGCAAATTGTTGGAGAAAATAACACAGCTATATCTACAGCAAATAAAATTATATTTCAAAAGAAGTATACTACAACTGATGGTGTAGAAGATTTTAAATATTTTGCAAATCCTTTAATTAACAATAGTCAAGAAATTATTATAGTACAGAATGAAGCTGCAATTGCTCCTTATAGCACTAGACTAGAAGGGCAAATATTTTATTTAATTGACGAAGATGTATTTAGGAAATTAAACAAAGTATTAAACAACACATCTCTTAATACTGATTATAAAGCATATTTTGGTAGAGCAGATTTAAAACTACATTATGTACATGTTGCTGACAGCGGATATAGAATAGATCCAAGTGCAAGTAATATTATCGATACATACTTGCTATCTAAAGCATACGATACTCAAGTTAAACAATATATTGCAGGAACTGTTACAAATAAGCCAAGGCCTCCTAGCAATGACGAACTGTTTAGAAGTTACAGCGGTGAAATTAATAAAATAAAAAGTATCAGTGATGAAATAATTTATCATCCAGCAAAATATAAAATTTTGTTTGGAGACAAAGCAGCCCCAGATTTACAAGTTAAATTTAAAATTGTTAAAAACTCTAATATGGTAATTAACGATAATGAACTTAAATCAGATATTATTGAAGCTATTAATAAATTTTTTGATATTGAAAATTGGGACTTTGGAGAAACATTTTACTTCCAAGAACTTAGTGCCTATATTATGAATCAGCTATCTCCAAAATTGGTAACTATATTAATAGTACCTAGACAAACAACACAGTCATTTGGTAGTTTATTTGAAATAAAAAGTGAGCCTGACGAAATTTTTGCAAGTGCAGCCAAAGTATCTGATATTGAAACAATTGATCAATTAACAGCAACTAATTTACAAGCAAGCGGCAAAGTAATTAATACAGTAGAAACAAATATAACATCGGGGATTACGAGCAGTGCATCAACAAGTACACCAACTGCAATCAGCAGTTCTTCAAGCAGTGGATCTAGTGGCGGAGGTTATAGTTACTAATGGCTAAAAATGATCAGAACGAAAGTGCCCTGCCAGTTCCAGGACAAAACAACAAAATTACAGCAAGTGATTTTTTACCTAAGTTCTTTAGAACACAGGCTAACAAAAAGTTCTTACAAGGAACATTAGATCAACTTATACAACCTGGCGTTGCAGAAAAAATTAATGGCTATTACGGTAGAACTACTGCTAAGGCGTACAAAACTTCTGATAATTATGTTGATGATGTAACCAATGATAGAACAAACTATCAGCTGGAGCCTGCAACAGTTATTAAAGACGTATATGACAATGTAACTTTTTACAAAGATTACAATGATTATATCGGGCAGTTAGGAGTTTTTGGTGCAAACACAGAAAATCATAGTCGTTTAAACTCGCAAGAAACTTATGCATGGAACCCAAACATTGATTGGGACAAATTTGTAAACTTCCGTGAATATTACTGGATGCCAAACGGGCCTGTTAGTATTCCTGTTAGAGGACAAAGCAGAGATATTGTTAGTACATATACTGTTACTACTGAAGACCAAGGTGATAGCGTTGCATATGTATTTAATGATGGATTAACACGTAATCCTAATCTAAAACTATACCGGGGACAAACATATCGTTTTGAAATTGATGCTCCGGGACACCCAATAGCTATCGCAATCAGTAGAACATTTACGCCGGGCACTGCTATACTAACAGCAGGTTCAGAAGGCCTACGTGCTCAAGGACTGTTTGACGCTGTATTATACGGTAACGAATATGATCAAGGTGAGTTTATTATTCTTCCAAGCGGCGGCAGTGTAACATTTGCAGATGATGATAATGTATCAACGCTTTACCCTGACGGTATCCGTAAGTTAGGTGAAGAAGGCGAAGAAGTAGCCATTGCTTACATTGAAAAAGGCACCATTGAATTTACTATTCCAATGAATGCACCTGATAGGTTGTATTATATTAGTAAAAATGCAGTAGATACCAGTGGACAAATGCGCATTTATGACATCGAAGAAAATTCATTTCTTGATGTTGGTAACGAAATACTAGGTAAAAAAACATACCTAAGTGCAAATGGCGTACAATTGTCAAACGGAATGAAAATTAAATTCCAAGGAGATGTTTTACCCACTGAATACGAAACAAATAATTGGTATGTTGAAGGCGTTGGCGACAAGATTAAATTAGTTAAAGACCAAGATTTAACTATTCCAGCTGCATACAGTGATACAAAGCGAGTTGCATTTGATAGCGATAACTTTGATACGTTGCCGTTTGGCGACGCAAGTGCATATGCAACAAAAAAGGATTATGTAGTTGTTAATCGTGCAACTCCTGATAGAAATGCATGGAGCCGCTACAATAGATGGCATCACAGAGATGTAATACAACAAAGTTTTGACCTTAATCATTTACCAAGAGATTTAGACGAATCGACTAGAGCCAAACGACCTATTATTGAATTTGAAGCAGGACTAAAATTAAATAATTTTGGTGCAGTTGCTAAAAAAGACGTCGATTTAATTGATACTTTTACTACTGATGTGTTTAGCAGTATTGAAGGCCAATCAGGATACAATATTGATGGAATTAATTTAGCTGACAATATGCGCATCTTGTTTACGGCTGATACAGATGTATTGGTCGCTGGTAAAATTTATCAAGTTAAGTTTGTTGAAATTAACAATACTAGACAAATTAGTCTAGTAGAAACAGAAGACACAACACCGATAGATCTTGAAACAGTATTGGTTACACAAGGTGTAAAAAATTCAGGTAAAAGTTATCACTATCACGATAACGTATGGCTACCTGCGCAAGAAAAAACAACACAGAACCAAGCTCCGTTATTTGAAGTGTGTGATACAAACAAAAATAGTTTTAGTGATACTAAATTTTATCCAGCAACTTCATTCAAAGGCACCAAAGTATTTTCATATGCCCAAGGCGAAGGAACAATTGATAATGAACTAGGATTTGCATTAGAATATAAATCTATTAATAACACGGGCGATATTGTTTTTAACTTTAATTTATTAAACGATACATTTACCTATCAAACAGAAGCTGATATATTCGAACAAAAAATTAACAATGGGTATTTAAAGAAATATACCTCTCTTACTAATTTTAATTATGTAAATGGTTTTAGTAGTACACCTACAATTAGTAAACAGTTTGTTGTAAGAGAATACAGTGCAACTGATACAAAAGTTAATAATTTTGCAATTGATGTTTATAACAAATCAAGTAGTATAACTGATTTAAAGGTAGCTGTATTTGTAAACAATAAGTTACAAAGTAACGATGACTACACAGTTGATAAAACTAATGAAAATGCAACTATAATATTTGCAAAAGATTTAACAGTCAATGATGTTATTAAAATTAAAACAGATAGTAAAACTATAAAAAATTCCAACGGATATTATGAGTTCCCATATAATTTAGAACGTAATCCATTAAATGATGATATCAACCAATTTACTCTTGGTGAAGTTATTGATCACGTTGATAGTATGTTGGAAGATATACCAAATTATTCAGGAAAATTTCTTGGAACAAGTAATTTACGAGATTTAGGTGAGCTTGATCATTACGGTAAAAGATTTGTTAAACATAGCGGTCCTATTAATTTACCTTTGTATCATGTAACTACTAAAACTAATAATATTATAAAAGCTTTAAAATATTCTAAAAAAGAATACTCAAGATTTAAGAAAACATTTTTAGATACTGCTTCTACTTTAGGATACGATGGTCCTATAAAAGAGCATGTTGATCTTATTTTAAAAACAATTAATAATGATAAAGTAAAATCTCAACCGTTTTATTTCTCAGATATGGTTGCTACAGGAAAAGCTAATAAAATTGAGTACACTGTTTTAGATATAAGAACAACAGAATATCCTTTAACTTCTGCATTTAACTTGGATAAGTTGAGTGTAAAAAGTGTATTAGTATATCTAGAAGGACTGTTGTTAACTCATGGTAAAGATTATAATTTTAATGTATCTGGTTATATAACAATCGATGCCCAACAACAAGAAGGGGACAAAATTGAAATATACGAATATGAAAATACAGACGGTAGTTTTATTGCTCCTACTCCTACTAAATTAGGCTTATATCCAAAATACTATCCTGAACTTACTATCGATGATACACTTATTCAAGATGAACCTGAATTATCTGGACCATTCAAAGTTTACGGCGAAGATACTGTAACAGGAGATAGAGGATGGTTTTATCCTGTTTACACAACTAAAAGTGATGCAGGACGCGGCAACGCATCAAACTCTTACACATTTGTTGGAATGAATAAATTATTTTATATCCCAGCAACTGGTGCAACACTTGCTGGCAACGATGACATTGAAGTTGATGAATACCCAATCGGCGCTGCGTTCATTAGAGGTCATGATGGCAGTTATGTTAAAGCATACAAAGATTTTAGAGACGAATTATTATTAGAACTAGAAAAAAGAATTTTTAATAATATTAAAGCTGAATATTCTACAGATAGAATGGATGTTAATAGTTTTATTGGCGGCGAATTTAGAACAAATGAATTTACTAAAACAGAAATTAATAACACGTTATTAGGCGACTTTCAAAAATGGCTACTAGATAATTTAAATAATCCAAACTATACAGATAATACGTTTTATGATAAGAATAACAATTTTACATTCAACTATTCAGATACATTTTCTCCAAACAATAGTAAAAATTTAGGATTTTGGAGAGGTATATATAAAGACGCATTTGACACTGATCGTCCTCACAGTCATCCTTGGGAAATGTTAGGACTGTCTACAAAACCTTCATGGTGGAATACTGTGTACGGCCCTGCGCCGTATACCGGCGACAACCTAGTACTTTGGAAAGATTTAGAAGCAGGAAAAATTGCAGATCCTGACAATACTAGAATTGATATTAAGTATGCTCGACCTGGGTTAAGTAATTACATACCGGTTAGTAGTAGTGGAAAATTATTATCTCCTTTAGATAGTGGATACATTATTGATTTTAATATACAAAGCACAACTAGAAACTTTGCATTTGGCGATCACACACCATACGAAAATTCATGGAGACGAAGCTCTGAGTATCCGTTTGCTGTATTGACAGCAATGGTATTAAATAAACCAGCGAAAACTATGGGACTTGGATTTGATACATCTAGAATTACTAAAAACTTAGCAAACCAGTGGATAGACGCAAGCACAAATAAACCAGTTGTACTAAAAGATTTAAATTTTCCAAACACAGCTGAGTCAGACGCTAGAATTAATACATCTGGTTTAGTAAATTACATTTATAACTTGTTAGCAAGCGATATTTTAAAAGTTTATAATGATTATAAATTAGATATCACACAAATTACAAACCAAATAGGCATTAAAATTGCAGGATTTACAAGTAAAGAAAAATTTAATCTAATACTTGATAGTAGATCGCCTACACAGTCATTAACGCAAGATGGAATATTTGTACCACAGGAAAATTACCAAGTATTTTTAAACACGAGTAGTCCACAAGAACTTTCTGTATATAGTGGCATTGTCGCTGAACGTACACAATTAGGGTATGTCCTAAGAGGATACAATTTAGAAAAACCTTATTTTGAATATTACCAGACACAAGCAGGATCGTCATTCAGTGTAGTAAATGTAGGAGGAATTTCTGAAAAAGTAGTTCCTTGGGATTCAAACACTTCTTACATAAACGGAGAAGTAATTTTACACAACAATACATACTATAGGGTTATTAATTCTTTTACTAGCGGAATATCTTTTACTCTTGATGATATAGTTAAAATACCAAAGCTTCCGGTAAAAGGCGGCATATCAGCAGAATTTAAGAAAGATTTCGATACTACAACTGTTAAAAAACTTCAGTATGGAACACGTCTTGACACAGCACAAGATGTTGTTGATTTTATATTAGGCTATAACGTAAGACAAAAAGAAATCGGATTTAGTTTTGAAAATGTCATAGAAGGATCGAATAGTGTTGAAAACTGGAATTCTTCTGCAAAAGAATTTTTATTCTGGACCACACAAGGCTGGGCAAATAATTCATTAATTGCATTAAGTCCTGCTGCTAGTTTGCTCGAATTTGAAAGAGATTATTATGTTGTTGATAATATTAAAGATGAGTTTTACGGTTATAATATTTTTAAAGCAGACGGATTATTCTTAGATTCAGAATTTAATAGTTTGTTACGGGATCAAAATAGTTTTGGAATTGAAACTGTAGGCACTGAAGAAGGTTTATATCATGTAGCATTGCCACTAGTACAAAAAGAACATGTTGTATTACTAGATAATACCACAGATTTTAACGATACAATTTATAACCCAAGTACTGGATACAGACAAGAAAGAATTCGTGTTAATGGTTATAGATCAGATAACTGGAACGGCGGATTGAATATCCCAGGATTTATTTATGATGACGCAACATTTACTGATTGGACACAATGGAAAGATTATTCAATTGGCGATATTGTAAAATACAAACAATATTATTATGTAGCTACTAACAACCAATCCGGAGCTCAAAATTTTAATGCTAATAATTGGTATCAATTAAGTGAAAAACCGCAGTCGCAATTAATGACTAACTTTGATTACAAAGTTACGCAGTTTACTGATTTTTATGATTTAGACTCTGATAGTTTTGATATTAGCCAACAAGAAACAGCACAGCTTTTAATAGGTTATCAAAAACGCCAATACCTTGCTAACATTATCAATGACGATGTAAGTCAGTTTAAATTCTATAGAGGTGCAATTGCAGACAAAGGCACGATGAATGTGTTTACTAAACTGTTCGACGCATTAGGTAATACTACTGATAATTTAGAATTTTATGAAGAATGGGCAATTCAAGTTGGGCGTTATGGTGCAGTCGATGATGTACAGCAAATAGAATATAATCTAAAACAAGATAAAATGCAGGAGTCGCCGCAAGCAATAGAACTTGTCAATACATTGCCAGCAACTAACTTTGATAAAATTTATAGAATACTTCCAAACGAAGTATTTGATAAACCTGCAGATTATAATCATGCACCGTTTCCAACTAAAACTATTGAAACTGAATATATTAAAACTTCTGGTTATACAAACGAAAATGATGTTGATTTCATTGTTAGCAATCTGATAGATTTGTCATCGATTGATGCTAATCAAATTAGTTTAGGAGACACTATTTGGGTAACAGATACTGACAATAATAGTTGGTCTGTTATGCAACTAATAAAAGCAAATACAAATGCTAATAGTCTAAACACTAATATCACAGAACTTTCAGATGACAACTTAAAATTAGTAGAAATAACATTAGATAAATGGGCTAACGGATTGTTTTCCGCTGGCGATTACATTAGCGTTAGAGGATCTCAAGCATACGGTCTTAATGGAATATACGAAATTAATAGTACCAATTTAAATACTGTGCGTATAAAGGTTTTATTAGACAATGAGATAAAAGATTTTCTAGAAGAGCAATTTATAGTATCTAAATTAAGGACTATAAGAATAGATAATATTGCAGCAGCTAACAATGCTACTAATCAAGATATCTATGATAATCAAAAATTGTGGATTGATAAGTATGATTCCGAATGGGCAGTATTAGAAAACAAGGCTGTATATTTAAATTCACAAATAATTACTAATCCATCAGAATACGATAGTACAGATCAAGGATTTAGTGATAGTGTAGCAGTTACCCAAAATAATAACAACGTATTTGTAGCAGCTTCGAATGATAAAAATGGTAAAATATCTGTATATCGCAGAACTAGAGAACAGTCTAATTTAATATTAGATCAAGAAATTACTATAGACAATGATTTATTTAATAATGTAGATTCGAATTTCGGAAGCAGTGTTGCAGTATCACCAGACGGCGAATATCTTATTGCAGGTATACCACAAGCAAGTGATGTTAAAACTCGTTTGTCTTACAAGACAGATGCAGCCACAGGTCAAAGCACATTCGATTTTCAACCAGATGCAACATATGTTAAAAGTGATATTGTTCGGTATAGAGAAAGTTTATGGAAAGTTAATAGAGAAATCCTTCCAGAGATTGCCAATCAACCATTTAGTACTTTTGACACATATGTAAATATTGCTAGCTCAGCAGATACTGATAGCACAGAATTAACCTTATTAGTTGCAGGCAACCCTGGGTTGCCAAATAGTACAACAAATCACTTGTTAGTCCGCGCTCCTAAAGATATGTATATTGGTACTAAAATAGGAGATACTGTTAACCTATTTTGGAATCAGCGCAGCTATGCATATCCTACACTTGAAAACTTCTTACCATTTGACGGAAATATTCCGCAAATTACAGGAGATGTTATAAGTCAAAGTCATACAATTGTTGAAAAGATTGACCATGTGTTCCTTATTAATACTTTTGTATCATTGCCACAGGTAGGCAATATTGTAACAACAGATACAGGTAGTGCTGAAGTAGCTTATGTAAGCAGCCTAAGAGATAGTGCAGTTGTGTATGTTAAAAATACAAACGGTGTTTTTAATGTAACTGGTGAATTGTTTATTAACGAACTAGATTTCGTAGGATTTTATTCAGAAGAAGAAACTGTTGCTACAACTGATGCTGTTGCTGGTTTTTGGATGGTTAATATTGGGTTTGATTATCCAAATAATAGCACATATTATGATCCAGGCAGAGGTTTAGTATATTCTGATGTTAAGTTGCAAGATTCAGTACGTGATTTGAATGTGTATTACAACATTCAAAATACAGTTGGCTCTATCGGAACATTTGTAACTGAAAAAAATCGTGCAAGTTATATTGAAAATTTATCATACAGAGGCGATCCTGCAGGAGCAGATGCTATTGCTGGAGTAGAAAGAGATTTACTCAGCAATAAGTTTGTAGTAAGAGCAGGAAAAACATTTAGCGATGGACTAACAATTGGAGATACTACTGAATTTAGATTATACAATCTTGATAATAGAATAATTGATCTAGAAGCTACTGGATTCACTTATAGTATGTTAAACAAACAACAAACTATAGCTGATTTATGGGACGGATATATTAATCTAGAATTAAATGAATTTGATTTTGCAGGATTTGCGTTTGAACCTCAAGTTGGTGATATTCTTGAAGATGTACAAGTGCCAAGAGACGGCGCAGGCGGGTTAGCATTAACTAGTATTACAACAAGTAGTGCTGAAGTTATGTTTATAAAACGTAATTTTAACGATGTTAAAGTTTATCTAAAAATATTAACCGGAGAATGGACAGAACAATCAAATATTGGACGTTTTAATATACGCAGAAAAGCAAATATTGCTTTACGTGGTGCAACCGATGCAGATCGTGTAATTGGTGTCGTAAATGATGTTAACAATGATATAGTATTAGGAACATCTTTAGTTGGTAAATTGGTAGTATTTAATGCTGATTCTAATTTTTCTGTTGTAGAAACACCTGCAATTTTAGAAGAAGAGTACTGGTTCTTTGATGAAACTACTGAATCAGGTATTCGTAGATTTGCTAATCCTCCTTATAGTCTAAACAAAGACTACACACAAATTTATAATGTTCCAGCAGACAAAGTAGGGCCATCTGCAACTTTACCAAATGAAGGAGCAGTTGCAATTTATAGGAGACTGCGTGACGGTACTTATAGATTCCAAAATATGCTTGTATCAGAATACAGAGCAGCAAACAGACATTTTGGTTCAAAAGTTTCTATAACACAAGTTGGAAGCTATTACACATTACTTGTTGGAACCGATAGTGTTGTTAGTGCAAACGAAACAGACAGCACAGGCAGAAGAATACATCCTGGCTCGATAGAAATATTCCGCCATGGCACAACACCAACTGATAATTTTAGAGGCGAATATCAATTAAGAGCATACAGTATTGGCGATATTGTAATATATAAAGATGATTATTATCTTTGCCGCAAGGCAACAACATCGATACAAAACGTTATCTTAGATCCAATTTATTGGACTAATATTAGTTGGAAGCATGGCAAAGACTCAAATTATCGAGGAGTGTTTGATAATACTTACACTTACAAAAAAGATAATGTTGTTGTGCAAGATAATGCACTATGGCGAGCAGTAACTAATATAGCTACAGGCGCAGCAATTCCAAGTAGTTCAAATAATTCTTGGACAAGCATAAGCACAGACGTAGATTATGTAGGCTATTTGCCAAATCTAACAGCAAATGCATTTTATAACGAAGATGTGTTTGATCCGATTGAAAATATTTTAGAATTTAGTAAAAGTTTTGATATTAGCAATGATGCACAAGTATTGGTTGTAACTAGTCAGCAATCTGATGTTACAAGTACAACAAATATAAAACTTGCAATTTATCGTGCAGTTGGCGATCAGTTCCAAATAGACCAAATAATATCTGCTCCTGATAATGTTACAAGCTGGGCAGACAAAGTTGCAATAAATCCTAAAGGCACACAGATTGCAATTAGTTCAATGTTAGTAGATACTAACAAAATTAATCAAGGTGTTGTATATATCTACACACAAACAAATGGTACGTTTGTATTAACACAGACACTAACACCACCGCAAAATGAAGAAAGCGAAGGGTTTGGTTTTGGATTAGATTTTGGTACAGACAACTTAGTAGTATCGAGTTTAAATGGCGATCAAACAATACCTACTACTTTTGATATACATTCTAAATTGTTAGATCCTCAACCTAAAGTAGGAGAAGACGAAGACGGTAATCCGATATTGGCAAAATACGTTTTAGATAATACATCAGAAAACTCTACTGTTGTAACAACATTTGATAATAATTTTACAAATTTTGCAAACATAAAACTTGACAAAGGTGTAGTTTACATATACGAATCAGTTAGAGATAATTTGATATATTCAGAACAATTTGTATATCCGTTAACACAAACTACTTTTGGAGAAAACATTTATGCTAACGACAACCATGTGTACATTGGTATGCCTGATCAACTTCTTGGCGATAGTACTAAAGGACAGTTAATAGATTTTAGAAAAAACAAAGGTGTGTTTGCTTGGAATGTAATTAGTGAAGGAATAACTCCTGTAGATGTAGATAATATACGTGGAGCATTTTTGTACAATAAACGCAAAAATCAAATTGTAAGTTATATTGATTACATTGATCCAGTGCAAGGAAAAATTGCTGGACCAGCTGATCAAGAAATTACATTTAAAACACCTTATGATCCTGCAGTTTACAATACAGGCAACATATCAGATAGTTCAGTTGATCCAAACAGAACGTGGACAGATAAACACGTTGGTCAAGTATGGTGGAATATTAGTAGTGCTAAATTTACTCATGCGTATCAAAGTTCAACTACATTCCAAAAAAATAATTGGAATAAACTAGCACCTGGATCTAGAATTGACGTTTACGAATGGATCGAAAGTAACTTTATTCCTAGTATTAGAGATTCGATTGCTGACACACCAGACGGAATAGCTAACGGAATTAGCGGAACAAGTTTGTTTAGTGATACTAGATATTCTACCAAAGTAATTTATGATGAAATTAGCAAAACATTTAGTAACAAGTATTTCTTTTGGGTAGTTAATAGCACTGTAATTCCTGTAATGGAAAACAGAAAATTAAGTATCCGTGATATTACAGCACTTATTGAAAATCCAAGAACACAAGGATATCCGTTCATAAGTCTACTTTCTAAGAACAAGTTTGTGCTTAATAATTTTGATACGTTTGTTGACAATGATGACCTTGTGCTGAATATTAAATATTCGACAGGACCTAAAAAGACACAGAATTTACACAGTCAATATAAATTAATATCTGATGGATTATCAGCAAGTAAGCCTGATCCTGATATTGAACGCAAATGGTTTGATAGTTTAATTGGATTTGACACTAATGAAAGAATTGTTCCTGATCCTACAATTACTGTTAAAAATCGTTATGGTATACAAAATCGTCCAAGACAAAGTATGTTTGTTAATAGATTTGAAGCACTAAAACAAACTATAGAAAGAATAAATCTTAGATTATCTGAAAATCTTGTAGTTGATGAATACGATATTTCAAGCTTGTCCCAAAAGGACAATCAACCAACACTGTTGACTAGAGAATATGATTTAGTAATAGACACATTGGCAGACCTTACATTTGTAAGTACTAATAAAATTTCTCCTGCTAGATTAGAACCTGTAATTACCAATGGTAGAATTTCTAGAATTAATATTATAGATTCAGGACGTGGATATAAAGTTGCTCCTGTCTTTAAAATTAATGGTGAAGGTACAGATGCAGAATTTGAAACTACTATTAACAACTTAGGTCAAATTATTTCAATTAACGCAATAAATGAAGGATCTGGATACGATGCTAACACAAGCATAACTGTCAGACCATTCACTGTATTAATTAGAGCAGACGAAAGCATACAAAATAAATGGGCGTTGTATTCATGGAACGGCACAGAATGGTATAGAAGAAAATTACAAAGTTATAACGTAGAATTATATTGGGATTATGCAGACTGGTATGCTACAGGATATAATCAGTTTACAAATATTAATGATACAATTAAATCATCTTACCAGTTGCCTAGTTTAGAAAATAATATAAACGATACTGTAAAAATTGAAACTGTTGGCTCTGGCGGCTGGGTATTATTAAGAAAAATTAATAATATAGATACTGAAGATTATACTATCAATTATGAAACAATCGGAAGAGAAAACGGCACAATAAAATTTAAAGATACATTATACGATTACGGTAAAAATACTGTAGGATTTGATAACCGTAGTTTTGATAGTAGTTTTTACGATAATAATCCAAGTGTTGAATTAAGAATTATACTTGAAGCTATTAGAGATAATATATTTGTAGGAAAATTAGAAATTGAATATAATCAGTTGTTTATGGCTGCTTTGCGATATGTAATGACTGAACAGCAATCAGTTGATTGGATGTTTAAAACTAGTTTTGTAAAAGCTAAACATAATAGAGAATCGTTAAATCAAAAAGATATAACATTTAATAACGACAATCTTGCAAGCTATCAAGATTTTGTAGAAGAGTTTAAACCGTATTCAACTAAAGTTAGAGAATTTGTTAGTGAATACAATGCGATTGATCCTACGAATAGTAGTGTTAGTGATTTTGATCTTCCTCCAGTTTACGATCTTGAAAGTAAAACTATTCAGCCTAGTAAAGCAATTATTAATAATGGCAGCATTGAAAAACAAAATTTAGATACTAGCATCTATCCACGCAAGAATTGGAGAGATAATTACGGTTATGAAATAACTGAAATACAAATCGGCGACAGTGGCAGCGGATTTACATTCGAGCCAGTAGTTACACTAGTTGGAGGCGGCGGTACAGGAGCTAAAGCCAAAGCTTATTTAGGATACGGAAAAATTACTAGTATTAAAGTAACATATCCAGGTAGTGGTTACACTAGTGCGCCAACTGTTGTGATCTCAGGGTCACAAACAGAAACAGGAACTACAGCAAAAGCAACAGCAGTATTAGGCAATGGTGTTGTAAGAAGTCCACTTGTTAAAATTAAGTTTGATAGAATAAGCGGAACATTTACTTTTGATACTCTTGCTAAAGTAGAAACATTTACAGGAACTGGATTTGAAAACAGATTCTTCCTCGAATGGCCAATGAATCTAGATAACAAAAAAGTTAATGTATATGTAGATAATATTCTACAATTGCGCAGCAAATATACATATGAAAATATTAAAAATACTGACAAAACTTATGTTAGAGATCAAGGAAAAGTATTATTTACAAAACCGCCTAAATTAAATTCAGTTATTCGTATTGAATATAATATTCCACTGAGTATGCTAACTGCTGAGGATAGAATTAAATTTGCATATAATCCAATTGCAGGAATGTATGGTAAAGATTTAGCACAATTAATGTCTGGAGTTGATTATGGCGGAGTTGAAGTACGTAGCTTCGATTTTGATGGTCCTGCAGGGTTTGATACAGCTCCGTGGTATACTGATAATTGGGACGAATTTGATAGTACATTTGAAGATGAAGTATTTACAGCAGACGGCAGTACGATTGCGGTACAGTTAAGTGCTCCGTTAGAAAGCGGTGTTGTTTATAACCTTTATAAGAACGGTGTAAGAATTGACGATCCTAACTTTATTGCAGGCACTCCTACTAACGTAAATGCAATTACAAATAGTATTACAGGTGACGGTGTAACTGATGTAGTTTACGTACAGGATTTAGAAATAGAGTTGTTAGACGGCGATGTGTTTGTTGTAAGAAAAACTACAAGTGATGGTAGTGTACAACCTGATCAAAATAGTTATGATACTGCACTTAGTGGTGGCAACCTAGCATATACTTCTGCTAGAGGTATATCTGCTGAAGAAATTATTGTTGATGGTGACGGATTTGTTACACCTACTACATCTAGTGGTCCTGAAGAAGTTGTTCCTGGACAAATTCTTGACACACTTGATATCAAAGTTTATACAAGAGATGGCGAAGGACAAGGAGTAATTAACAGTCAAAGTTATATTATGGATAATACTGTAACTTATGATTTAGGAATTAATCCAAATAGTAGCGATGCAATCATTGTAAAAGTTAACAATGTTGTAATTCCAAAAACTGATTATACAGTTAATTGGGCTTCTAATACTGTAACACTAGACACAGCAACAGTAGGAGCAGAACTTAACATTGTAACAGTTGCACAAGGAACACAAAATATATTAGATTTTGGAAAATTTGTTGGCGATGGATCCACAACTGAATTTGAAACAACAGTTGATTGGGAATTAAATACTACTGTTTATGCTAGTATTAACGGCGTACAACAAACTGTTGTAGCATTTGAATCTGAGACAACTTCAAAAACTGTTATTAGATTTGACGAAGTCGTTGCAGACGCAGCAATTATTAATTATACTGTGTTCTCAGCAGATGAGCAAGTTAATTATAGCCAAATTACTAAAGATGAATTTACAGGTGACGGAACAAATGCTGTATTTACATTAGGTAGCGCACCATTATATGCTACTCCAACTGAGCATAATACAATTGTTAAAGTAGATGGTAAAATACTAACTCCAGGCTACAATATACAGTATACTATTCCTCAAAATACTCAAAGAGAATTTTCGTTACAAACATTCCAAATGCCATCAGGAAGTATAGCGGTTTCAGATCTTAAAATATTCCTTAATGGAGCAGAAATTTTTACTCCATTGAATTGGAGATTTGAACTTACAAATAGTAGTATTATTCTTACAGATGATACAGGTGTACCAGGCGACTTGTTAGAAATGTATGTTATTACTGATGGCGACTACAGAATTAATAATAATACTATAACATTAGATACAGCGCCTGAAAATAACGCAAAGATTGAAGTAATACAATTTACTAATCATGATATATTAGGCATCGAACGTATTAACTATGATGTAGTATCGAGAACTACATTAATACCTGAGGATGTTGACACTGTTACTTATAATAGACTAACAGTTGGTGAAATTACTCTACGTAAACCGGCTGTTGATGCACAGTATGTTTGGGTAAGTGTAAACGGAGAGTTATTGTCTCCTAGTGTAGATTATTATGTTAGTAACGACAAGTTAAAAGTTCAATTGGTTAAACAACCAGCTGCTAATGATGTTATTGATATAATACATTTTACTGCTACTGTACGTAAATCTAAATTTGCATATAGACAGTTTAAAGATATGTTAAATAGAACACATTTTAAACGCTTAGATAAAAGTTCTAGTAAATTGTTGCAGCCATTAAATTATTATGATTTAAGGATTGAATTGGAAAATGCAAGCACACTATCAGAACCAAACAAAGGACAAAATTTGCCTGGAGTAATATTTATTGAAGGCGAGCGTATTGAATATTTTGTTAAAGAAGAAAATACTTTACGTCAACTTCGTAGAGGCACACTAGGTACTGGTGTTAAAAATATGTATGCAGCAGATACAAAAGTGTTTGATCAAAATATAAGTAAAACTGTTCCGTATAAGGATAATACATTAACATATAATGCAACCGCAGACGGTCTTACAGCAACGTTTGAGATTGGTTACCCAGTAGCATCAATTAATGAAATTGAAGTGTTTGTGGGCGGTGTGCGTATGCGTAAGGCATCACTAGATGTGTTTAACTATGCAACTGCATTAGATAGTCCAGAAGGCGACAGTGTAGTAGCAGCAGATTTTACATTCGATGCAGCTACAAATGAAATAACATTATTAGCAACACCAGCAGATGATACAAAAGTAACAGTAGTCAAAAAAGTAGGACAAAGCTGGACAACTTTCGGAGAATCATTGGGTGATACAGAAAATAGTATTGCAAGATTCTTACGTGCAGGAACATCTGAGCTACCTGAATAAATACAGTATAGGAAAAATAAATGAGCGATAACATGCAAGACACAAACGGAGTACTGGTTCAAGGACATATTAAAATATTTGATCCTGAATCACAGAAGGTATACATTAACAAGCGTAATGCAATTCATTATGAAAACATGAGTATTGCACTTGCTGAAAGTCTAGCAAATGCCGGACAAGGATTTATATATGAAATGAGCTTCGGAAACGGCGGTACAAGCGTTGATCCAACAGGCGTTATTACATACTTAACACCAAACAGCACAGGCACAAACGCAAGTCTATACAACCAAACCTATACTAAGGTTGTTGATGACAGAAGTGTAAACAACACAGATCCTGCAAGAAATAAACTAGAAACTAGACATGTTAGCGGCACCAACTACACTGATATTGTTGTTAGTTGTTTGTTAGACTACGGTGAACCAAACGGTCAAGATGCATTTGATACTGCAAGTGCAACTGATAGTCCTTATGTTTTTGATGAATTAGGGTTGCGCAGTTATAGTACAGATGGAACTGGACGATTAATTACACATGTTATTTTCCACCCAGTACAAAAGTCGCTCAACAGATTAATACAAATTGATTATACAGTGCGTGTACAGAGTTTAGCAGGATAAGGAATAAAATATGCCATATACAATAAACTATACTGACACTGTTAACAAAGGGACAATAACCGTTGTTGATAATACCCTTAATAATGAAACTACATTAAATTTTCCAGGTAGAGGAACAACAGCATACGGTCAGGCAGTAAATGAAAACTTTTTACATTTACTAGAAAATTTTGCAAATACTACTGCACCAGAACGTCCAGTGGAAGGTCAACTATGGTATGATTCTACACAAGGTGTAGATCAATTAAAAGTTTACGACGGAACCAACTGGGTAGCAAGTGGCGGACTAAAGAAAGCCAGTGCTGAACCAGCAGTAGCAAATTCAAGTGCAGGAGATCTGTGGGTTAACACAGAAAGTCAGCAATTGTACTTGTTTACAGGTAGTACATGGGTACTAGTTGGTCCAGATTTTAGTGACGGTCTATTAACTGGTGCACAAGCACAAGCAATTGTAGGTACAGACGATATAACTTACAATGTTCTTGCAATTAAAGTTGAAGATCAGCCAGTAATTATTATTAGTAGTCAAAGTTTTATTCCAAAGATTTCAATTAAAGGATTTAGAACAGGCATTAATCCTGGTATGAACATTGCAGACGAAGCAATTGTTGGTGTACAAGCATTAAAATATTATGGAATAGCTGAAAAAGCAGAAGGACTTGTTGTTGCTGGCACAACAGTACCAGCAAGTAACTTCCTAAGAGGAAATGCAGCAAGTAGTACAGATTTTCAACTTAGTGTTAAAAGTAATGATGGAGTTAAAATTGGAACCGGCGGACAATTAAGTTTAGGCATCG